GGCGGCGATCTCGACGGTGTCCGCACCGTGATGATCCAGTCCGACAGTCTTTCAGCGCTTGCGCTGGTTCGCTCGCTGCCCCGGTCCAATTGGTCGCGCAGCGACGATAAGCGCGACAGTGGTGGCGGGATGGCGAGTAAGAAGCGCTCGCCCATCGAAACTGCCGCCTTGCGGGAGATCAGTGCGTTCGTCGGAAACCGGGCGATCCTGCTTCGCCACGTCAAAGGCCACAAGTCCGGGACGGGACGGAATTGGGTGAACGGTCAGTGCGACCGTGTTGCCAAGCGGCATATGCGCGACCTGCGCGTGACCATGAGTGCGGAGGCGCGCCCATGACTGTCATCCGCTTTCCCAGACCGCGCATCTGCCTCGAATGCGGCGATCAGTTCCAGGCTCGCGACGACGAAGCGCACTTCTGCACGACGGATTGCCGGAAGACGTTCAACAACCGCCGGGCTGTGCGCGGTGCCGAGCTCTACGACCTCTACATGGCGCACCGGTTCGAGCGCCAGAACGCGCAGGAGGCCGGCGTCTTCAAGGCGATCAACCGCCTCGCCTCGACCTGGCGCGAAGAGGACAGACGACAGCGCGACGCCCGCAGATCGTGGCGTCCTTTCCGGAAAATCTTCGACGCAAAGCCGTTCCTCGGAGCGGTCCGTCTCGCATGGCTGAGGGCGGGTCGATGAGCGATCATCTCACCGCCTACCGCGCGCTCTGCGCCTCCAAGCGTTCCGAGCCGCTGCGTGCCGGCATCAGCCGCACGCCAGAGCTCAACGCGACCCTGCGCGACCATCAGCGTGCCGGCGTCGAGTTCGCCCTGCGCGCCGGCCGCTCGGCACTCTTCTACGATACCGGCCTCGGCAAGACCCGCATGATGCTCGACTGGGGGCGCTGCGTCGTCGAGTACGCCAACAAGCCAGTGCTGATGCTGGCGCCGCTCGCGGTTGGTGAGCAGCATCTGCGCGAAGCCGAGGCGATGGGCGTCGAGGCGTCGATCTCGCGCTTCGGCCAGCCACCATCGTCGCCGCGCATCGTCATCACGAACTATGAGCGCCTGGAGCGCTTCGACCCGAACGACTATGCCGGCGTCATCCTCGACGAGTCGTCGATCCTAAAGAGCTTCACCGGCGCGACCACCCGCAAGCTGATCGAAGCCTTCCGCCAGACGCCTTTCCGTCTCGCCGGCAGCGCCACGCCAGCGCCGAACGACCTTACCGAGCTGGGCCAGCATAGCGCCTTTCTCGGCGTGATGCCGTCGAGCGAGATGCTGTCGCGTTTCTTCATCTCGGATCAGGCGAATGCCGGCGTCTACCGCTTGAAGAAGGCCGCTATCCGCCCGTTCTGGGACTGGGTGGCCAGCTGGGCGCGCTGCGTCAGCAAGCCGTCGGATCTCGGCTTCAGCGACGAAGGCTACGACCTACCGGCTCTCGACATCGTCAAGCATCTGGTGCGCGCTGATCGCCAGCAGGACGCAGGCGAGGAGAAGAACGGCCAGTTCCGGATGTTCCGCATTCCGGAGCGCTCGGCCACGTCTATCCATAAGGAGAAGCGCCTGACCGCCAGCGACCGTGCGGCGCAGGTCGCGGAGATCGTCGCGAGCGTCCCGGCGGGTGATCCGATCTGCATCTGGGTCGATACCGACTACGAGGCGGAGGCAGTGCGGGCGGCGGTGCCGGAGGCCATTGAGGTCAACGGCAAGATGCACCCGGACGTGAAGGAGGAGCGGCTTTCCGCCTTCAGCCGCGGCGAGCTGCGCATCCTCCTGACCAAACCCTCGATCGCCGGCTACGGGCTCAACTGGCAGCACTGCAACCAGTCCGTCTTCACCGGCCTGAGCTTCAGCTACGAGGCCTTCTATCAGGCCGTCCGCCGCTTCTGGCGCTTTGGCCAGCCTCGCCCCGTCTCCGCCCATGTCGTCATGGCGGACACCGAGGCGGAGATCGTCGCTGCCGTCCAGCGCAAGGCCGGCGATCACGAGCGGATGAAATCCGAAATGGCCGCCGCCATGCGCCGCGCCGCCGTCGAGCACACCACCCTTCACACCTATCAGCCTGAACAGGAGGCGCGCCTGCCGGCGTGGATGACCATATGAGTGGCTGCGCTCATTGTGGATCTGGCTTCCGCGCAAGGCGCAGCAGCCAAAAGTACTGCTCGCGAAGGTGCTTCTTCGCGGCGAGAACCGGCCCGGGTCATCCACTTTGGAAGGGTGACGATGCAAATCGCCAATCCGGGCGGTCGCGTGCTCTTCGCCTTTTCCCGGACAGGCCATGCGAGGTGTGCGGCGCCGAAAAGTCCGAGCGGCACCATGCCGATCAGAACCCGCTGAACAATTCGCCCAGCAATGTTCGCATGCTGTGTCGATCCTGCCATCTCGCGGAGCACGACTTCGTCGAGATCGGCGGTCGCGGAAAATCCAGAAGATCGATTGAGGGAAAGCGCTCTTACCAGCGCGAATACATGCGCCTATGGCGCAGAGAGAGGGCTGCATGACTAATGTCTTTGCGCAACATCTTGGCGATCGGTTCGCGGCGTACAACTGCGATTGCGTCGAGTTCACGGCCGGCATGCCGGCGAATTCGATCGACCTCAGTGTCTACAGCCCGCCGTTCTCATCGCTCTACACCTATTCGGAGAGCGAGCGGGACATGGGCAATGTCCGCAGCGACGACGAGTTTCAGGAGAGCTATCGCCCCCTGATCCGCGACCTCCTGCGCGTGACCAGACCGGGGCGCTGCACGGCGATCCATGTCAAGGATCTCGTCTTCTATTCCAACGCCAGCGAGAAGGGCGATCGGGGCCTGCGCGACTTCACCGGCGACTGCATTCGCACCCACATCGCCGAGGGCTGGACCTATCACCGGCGGATCACGATCTGGCGCTGCCCGGTGCTGGAGATGCAGAAAACCAAGAGCGACCGGCTTCTCTACAAGAACTTCCGCACCGACGCGGCGCGCACCGGCGGCGGCCTGCCCGAGTACATCGTCGTCTTCCGCAAATGGGACGAAGGCGAGCAGGCGCCGCCCGTGTTGCACGATCCGGCCGAATACCCACTGCCGGCATGGCAGCATTATGCCCAGCCGTCCTATCTCTACCCTGATCCGGCCGATGCGAACTTCGCGAGCTGGATGCTTTCGGACCTCTGGACCGATACCGACGAGACCGGGACGCTCAACGTCAAGCAGGCGCGCGACCCTGATGCCGAGCGCCACCTTTGCCCCGTGCCGCTCGACCTCACCGAGCGGCTAGTCCGGCAATACAGCAACCCCGACGACACGATCTATTCGCCCTTCATGGGCATCGGCAGCGAGGGGTATATCGCGCTCCGCCATGGCCGGCGCTTCATCGGCACGGAGTTGAACGGCAAGAGCTATTTCCCTGCCGCCGTAAAGCACCTCGAGCAAGCCGAGCGCGAAGGCCCGGCAACCGACCTGCTGGCGAGGGTCGCGTGATGGCCGCGCCCTGGCCCCAGGATATGCTCGCCGAGGCGCAGCGGCTCTGGGAAGCCGAAGGCTATTCGGCCGCCCAGGTCGTGCAATCCCTCTCTCGCGAGCACGGATTTTCGACAACCCGCAGCGCCATCTGCGGCCTCGCGCATCGCAAAGGCTGGACAGCCCGCAAGGCACAGCCCAATCGCGCGCCGAAGCCGAAGAAGGTGCGCGCGGCACCGGTTACCGTCGCGGTTCCCAGACCGACGCCGATCCTGAAGATCGTCCCGCCTGCGCCGCCCCCGCCGCCGAAACCTGTCTCCGCGCCGGCAGATCGCGCGGGCGTCGGCTTCTTCGATATCCGCGACGGTCAATGCCGCTGGCCGCTTTGGGGGCTGCTCACCCCGTTCGCCGAGAAGCGTTTCTGCGGCGAGCCGGCGCGCGGACCCGGACCCTACTGCGCCTATTGCCGAACCCTTTCCTTCGAACCGACCAGGAGCGCCGCATGAGCCTCACCTTCCTCGCCGGAGAGCTGCGCAAGGCTCTCGCCGCCTGCCGAGGCGTCGTCGAGACGCATTCGACGATCCCGGTGCTGTCCTGCATCGTCATCCGCACTGTCGACGGCCAGACCTATGCCGAGGCGACCGATCTCGATCTCTATCTGCGCTGGCCGGTCGCCGCGACCGGCTCCGGCTGCTTCGTCGTGCCTTTCGCCCCGCTGTCCAAGATCGTGCGTCATCTGGGCGACGGCGAGATGATCCGGATCGGCGCAGCGCCCGACAACCGCGTGCGGATCGACATGGCCGACGCCCGCGCTTCGTTCCTCAGCCTGCCGATCGCCGACTGGCCCGATTCCGGTTGGCATATCGGCGGGGCGCCGCGCAACCTGACCATGCCGCCATCGTCGCTCGCGGACCTCATCCCGTTCATCTCGACCGAGGAAACCCGCTACTACCTCAACGGGGTCTGTATCGACGTCGGCATAGAAACGGCCTGCACCGTGGCGACGAACGGCCACACGATGGGCCTGATCACCAGCGCGGCCGATCGTGTCGACGATGGCGATTGCGGCCGCTTCATCGTGCCCCGCCGCGCGGTCAACTGGATCGCGGCACATGCCAAGGGCATCAATGCGCTCGACGTCGGGCTGACTGCTGCGAAGGCGCAGTTCAAGACGGCCGGTTTTGAGCTGACCTGCAAGCTCATCGACGGGACGTACCCGGAATACAGCCGCGTCGTTCCGATCGCTGATACGCCGACGCTGCTGGAGATCGACGCCGGCGCCTTCAACCGCAAGCTCGCGCGGCTGGAGGCCTTCGGAAAGCGCTACTGCGGCCTGAGCTATGACGGCGTTCGCCTCGTCGGTAGCTCGTCCGGCATGGACGGCGAGCTGATCTCGATCGCATTCGGCGGCAAGGCTTATCGGCGCTTCGATCTGCAATTCCAATCATTCCTGCTGATGCAGGGCCTCGCATTCGTCGGCGGCCAAGTCATTGTCAGGTCGAGCGGCATAGAGCACCCCCTCCGCATCGACGGGAATGGATCGCGCATTAGCGTAGTCATGCCGGCGCGCGCTGGCACATTGAAGCACGACCTGCCGCAGGACATCGCGGCATGAGCGCCGCGATCCTCCTCCAGCGCTCGAAAGACCCTGCGCTTTGCATGTGTTGCAGCCGCCTCGCGGTCGGGCTCGGCGTCTATGAGAAGCCGAACAAGCCGATCGTCGCCTGGGTCTGTAACGACCGCTCCTGCTCCGACGCCACCAGGATACTTGTCACCATGAAATCGAATGAACTGATCGCGCTCGAGCAACGCGCCTGCGAGGCGGCGGCCGAAAAGGTGACGGAGACGATCGTCAACGAGGTGATGGGCGCCATGTGGGATGCGGGCGTGCGCGATCTCTCGGCGGCCACTCCGGAACAGGTCACGGCCGCGCTGGCCAGCCTCCAGAAGCCGATGACCGGCCAAGTCGAGGCGGCGCTGATTGCGTTCGGAGCCTCGGTCAAGCAACAGCTGCAGAACGGTGAGTGTCCGTTCTGAGGGGTGGCAGCTATGAAAGATAAAGAAGCTCTGATTTCATATTGCCTTGAGCATAAGCCGGCTATTTGTGCCGTCCATTACATAGTTGATGGAGAGAGAACGACTTATGACATCTCTCTAATGGCATTCAGAACCGGTGAAGATGATATCGTTATAGAAACAAATTTGAGCAGGGACGAGATGATAAAATCATCTCTGTTTTGGGAATATCATGGGTCAAAATATATATCCTCACGTTTTACCGTCGACAAATAGCAGCGATGACAACTCAAGTCTTTTCACTGCGTCGCGCTCTCTATGCCAACGGTTTCCAGCCGATCGCGGTGAAAACCGGCGAGAAGGCGCCGCTCGGCATAGGCTGGCAGATGCGGAGAGGCCTGCCGCCCCTTAGTGACGCAGCGCTGAACACCGGTATTCTGTGCGAGGGGCTTTGCCCGGCCGATATCGATGTCGGTGACGCCGACGCCGTCGAGATCATCGTCAAGATCTTCGACGAGGTGGCGGGCCATAGCAGCCTGCGCCGCACGCGGCCCAACTCGTCGCATTGCCTGCTCTTCTATCGCGCCCCCGACGGCACGAGGCCAAAGAAGCGCGTCATCAAGCTCGGCTCGCTCGGAAAGGTCGAACTCCTTGGCCTCGGCCAGCAGTTCGTCGCCTATGGCATGCACCCGAGCGGCGTTGAATTCGAATGGCCGGAGTCAGGCCCCGATGTCGTCAAGCGCGAGGATATGCTCGTCCTGGCACCTGAGCACGAGGCGGAGATCGAACGACGCCTGCGCGCGACCTTCGACTTGCCGGCGGATGAACCAGCCATACCACAGCCTGAGCCCATCGCGACTAGTCGCGTTGCCATAGCAGCTCCGGTCCATCGTCCAGATATCGGGGCGCGGGAACAGGCCTATTTCGCATCGACATTGACGGCGCTGGCCCAGGAGGTCGCCTCGACCGTCAAAGGCGGCAGAAACAACACGCTCAACAATGCCGCCATTCGCATCGGCCATATGGTCGGAGCGGGATGGGGGAGCCGATCGGAGGTCGAAGCGGCACTGACAGAGGCGGCATTGGCATGCGGTCTCCGGCAGCCCGCAATCGGCAAGACGATTGCCTCGGGGCTGAAAGCCGGCATCGCCGTTCCGAGCTCTCCGCTCGACGATCGCGAGGGCTACGGCGATGCTGCGCCGGATACCCCGATCAATCTCGGGGGGCCGAAGATCGCGGTGGTCAAAGGCGTCCCCGTCGATGCGGAGACGGGCGAGGTCATCGGTGAGATGCCAGCGCCGCGCGATGATTACGCCGCCGATTTGATGAGATGGGGCGGTCTTGTTCCGGAGATCGCGCGGCATATCCTTGCGAATTCGAGACGCCCGCAGCCGACATTCGCCGTGATGGCCGCTCTCTCGGTGATCAGCGTGGCGGCCGGCCGCCAGATGATCGCCCCGCTGGGCAGCAACCTGAACCTCTTCGTGGTGCTGATCACGAGATCAGCCAACGGGAAAGAGGCGCCTATCAAGCTGGCCCCCGCAATTCTTCGCGAGGCGGGGCTAGGCGTCATGGTCGCGCCCACAGGCGGGTTTGCGTCTGACATCGGGCTCTATGGTTGGATGCACAAACATCCGGTCACCGTGTGGCCAGCAAACGAGTTCGGCGACAAGCTTGCCGAACTGACCGCCAAGGGCAATTCGCCAAACCTCAAAAAAATTATCGGCGCGCTCAGAGAGCTCTATGACGGCGGCCATATCGACAGCTCGGAAGCGGCCCTACGAAACAGCGTCACGCTGCTGAACCCCTGCCTGTCGGTGCTGGCCGCATCGACCCCTGAGCAGTTCTTCGACGTGATCGGCAGCAAGCTGATCAAGGATGGCACGCTCAACCGCTTCATGGCCGTCTACGCGCCGAAGCGCGTGAGGAAACAGGACCCGGTCGAAGCTGAGTTGCCGCAGGACATCAAGGATGCCCTGATGGCAATTGCCAACAGACCCGGCAGCCTCAGCAGTGGGCGCTTCTACCTCGGATGCTGCGACCAAGATCCCGGCAAGCCCTACCGGATACCGTGGGCCTTGGACGATGCGAAAGCGCGCTGGGACGCCTACGAGGACGAGATTATCGACCGATCCGAGAATGACAAGATGGTCGACGACCTCGCCGGTCGATGCGCTCAGAACGCCCTGCGCGTGGCATCGCTTCTCGCCGTCTCGGATGATTGGCAGGACCCTCGCGTCAGCCTCAGGCATGTCGAGATGGGAATCAGGATCGCCGATCAATCCCTGGCAGATACGATCGCCGGCATGCGCGATTATGTGCCCGAGGGACCTGGCGCCGCCCTGCAGGAGAAGATCAGGCAGAAGATCGCGGCCAAGGGCATCATCACCCATCGTGATCTGCTACGATCCATGCAGAAGGCCGTGAAGAATTCGAAGGAACTGGCCGACTTGCTAATCCTGATGCAGGAGGGCGGCGATATCGTGAAAGACATGACCACGCCCGAAGGCGGAGGCACCCCAACCGTCTTCTACCAGATCAGGAAAGACGCCGCATAAGGCCCCGGAAGGGGCCTTTTTCATGAGCGGTGACAAGCGCGGTTGTCATCTATTGTTTCACATCCGAAACGATGCCGCTTTCCGGGTGACAACTGACAACCGCGATGACAACCGTCCTGTATATAACTATCTGAAAAATATAGTATATTTATATATATGTGTTCGGTTGTCACTTGTCACCTAGTGGCTATCTTTTTTGGAACCAAAAAAGAACAAACACAGGTGTGTGTGTCCATAAACATGCCTAGGGTGACAAGTGACAAGCGAACCGGATTTCAACCGACACCCTCTTGCCGCGTCCATTGGCGCACGCACTCCCGGATCGCCTCCGGTCGCGTCATCCCAGGCTGCTTGTCGGCGATGTAGCGATCGAGTGCGGCGAGGTCGCTGTTCGGCAGACGAACCATTACGCCCGTCTTGCGCCCTCCGCTCTTAGGGCGGCCACGTTTTTTTGGGATATCCGAAATTGACTGGCTCATGAATTTAGGATACCCCTAAAAACATCGGGCCGGAAGAGCGTTGGAGCGCTCAACCAGCCCTGACCACTTCGATCCCGAGGAGATCGTCATGGCTGCCGCCACCAATACCAGACTTGCCGCCACCACGCACGCCGCCCAGGCTCTGGCGAACCTGTCCATCCCCGAGCTGGCTTCCCTCTACGAGTCGTTCACCGAGGCTGCGAAGGGTTTCCTGAACGAGATGAACATGCCTCGCTGCCGCGGCGCTGTATCCCGTCTGGTCGAAGACGAATGGGAGCGCTGCAACCTGCTGAGCGAGATGGTCTACGATGAGATGCGACGCAGGACGCCGGTCGACCCGCATGAAGTGGTGATCAGGCTGAAGTTGCTGGTCACCCGCAACCTGGGCGATGTCGACAATGCTCTTGACCTCGTCGAGTTCGTGTACTCGCTTCAGACGATCGAACGGCATTGAGAGGGGACCGAATATGCGCGTTAAGATTTTTCAGGAAACCGGCCAACTTGGTATCGATAATCTCGAAAAAAAGATGAACAAGTGGATAGAAGAGCAGCGCTCGTCGCGAACTTATAATTTTGAAATTACCGACATCAAGATCGCTCAATCTGGTGGAGGAGTGCCTGATGACGAGATTTTTCAGTGCCTCACTGTGATTGTCATGTACTGGCTCCACGACAGGTCGAAGATAGTCGTAAAAGACTAGACGATCCTAAACCAGCCGCTTGCCCATGGCTGGCGGCTCTGGCATCACAGTCCTGCCGCCGCCGACTGCTTCGCGAGCGCCCAATCCAAAGGGCGCCGCATGTTCCACGACCACACCTGGTTCATCATCCACACCAAGTTCCAGCAGGACCGCATCTGCGCTGATGCGCTGGAGCGGAAGAAGTTCGGCGTCTACCTCCCGATGCGACAGACGATCGTCACTCATGCCCGCCGCAAGGAGGTCGTGATGAGACCGGCGCTGGGTAGATATCTGTTCGTCGGCTTCGACCCTGAGCAACCGCTCGGCAAGCTCATGTCGGAGTGCAAGCGCACGATCGGCGTCGAGTGGATGATCCAGCCGGCGGGGAGCAGGGCGCCGTTGCCGGTCCCGCCCAGCATCATCACGGCGCTGCGGCAGGCGGAGGACGCCGGCACATTCGACGATCCCGAGTGCATCCGGATCAGGGACAACCAGGCGATGGCCAGCCGCCTGCCGAAGCGCGGGGATACGGTTCAGGTGATGGAAGGGCCGTTCGCCGGCTTCCTGGCCGAGGTGGCCAACGCCTCGACCGAGCATCGAATTGAGATCGTGATCAAGCATGCCCGCCTCGCAGGGCGCATCACGACGTCGCTTGCCAAGCTCGAAAAGGTGGCGTAGCCCATGAGTGTGAGCCGGGCGGTGATTTGAAATCACCTGTCCGGCGGGAGCTTGAAAAGAACCCGTGCAGCCCCGTCGATCTGGCGGGGCTTTTGTTATGGCTCTCAACCAACAACGTCGCCGTTTCGTCGAAGAGTACCTCGTCGACCTGAACGGTACCGAGGCAGCGATCCGGGCGGGCTACAGTCGCCGATCCGCCAAGGCACAGGCCTCTCAGCTTCTGGCGATCCCCGAGGTCCAGGCGGCCGTTTCCGAGGCCCAGTCTAGTCGCAGCGCTCGGACGAAGATCGACGCCGATGCCGTACTGCAGAGGCTTGCCGACGCGGTTCAGGCCGATCTGCTCGATCTGCATGACGACGACGGCAATCTGAAGCCGATGAAGGACTGGCCGCTCATCTGGCGGCAGGGGCTCGTCGCCGGACTTGAGGTCGAGGAGCTGTTCGAAGGTCGCGGCGAGGATCGCGAACATATCGGGCGCTTGCGCAAGGTGAAGCTCGCCGATCGGACGAAGTTGCTTGAGCTTCTCGGCAAGCATGTCGGCGTCAGGGCGTTCCGCGACCAGGTAGGCATCAGTGACCCGAACGGCGACCCTCTGAAATTCGAGACGATCCGCCGTGTCATCGTCGACCCTCGAAATCCAGACGCCTAGGGTCTTCGTCCCGCTTCTGGAGCCGGCCCGTTACAAGGGTGCGCATGGCGGTCGCGGCTCCGGCAAGTCTCACTTCTTCGCCGAGGCGCTCGTCGAGCGCGCACTGATGCAACCGGGCCTCCGCTGGGCCTGCATCCGCGAAATTCAGAAGTCGCTAGAGCAGTCGGTCAAGCGACTGATCGAAGACAAGATCCAGAAGCTGCGCGTCGGGAAATATTTCGACGTCCAGCGCGAGAAGATCATCACGCCCGGCAATGGCGTGATCATTTTCCAGGGCATGCAGAACCACACGGCCGAGTCGATCAAATCCCTGGAGGGTTTTGATGGTGCATGGCCCGAGGAAGCGCAGTCGCTCTCGGCTCACAGCCTGAAGCTGCTCACGCCGACGATCCGCAAGCCCGGATCGGAGCTGTGGTTCAGCTGGAACCCCGATAGCCCGGAAGCCCCCGTCGACAAGCTCTTTCGCGGTGACAAGAAGATCGGCGCGCCGCACGGCATCGTCGTTCAAGCCAACTGGCGCGATAATCCATGGTTTCCGGCCGAACTGGAGCTTGACCGGCAAATCTGCCTGGACCGGGCGCCAGACGACTACGAACACATCTGGGAAGGCGGCTACGTCACCATCTCGGAGGCGGTCATCTTCCGGCGCCGCGTCGAGGTTGCCGCATTCGACGAGCCGATCGAAGGCACGCGCATCTTCTTCGGCGGAGACTGGGGCTTCGCCAACGACCCGACGGCGCTCATTCGCTTCTGGATTGCCGACGAAACCCTGTTCATCTCGCACGAGGCCTATGGCCACGGCGTCGAGATCGACGAGACACCCGAGCTCTTCGACAGCGTTCCGGGTTCGCGCTCCTGGCCGATCAAGGCGGACGGCGCCCGGCCCGAGACGATCAGTTACATGCGCCGGCAGGGCTTCAATATCGAAGCCGCTGAGAAATGGCCGGGCAGCGTCGAGGACGGCATCGCGCACATGAAGGGCTTCAAGCGCATCGTGGTGCACGAGCGCTGCCCTCGGATCGCGCAGGAGTTCAGGCTCTACGCCTACAAGGTCGACAAGGTCAGTGGCGATATCCTGCCGATCATCGTCGACAAGTGGAACCACGGCATCGACGCCGTCCGCTATGGGCTGGACGGATACATTCAGGCCCGCGGCGGCCTCGGGGTG